AATTTCACACGATCTTCAGCTAGAGCTTGTTTTTCATCTGCAAATTCTTTGATTTCTGCAGATAGAGCTTCGGTAACCATGGTGTCTAGAGCATCAACCATTACACTTTTATCATGCTCATACCGCTGAGCAAATTCCTCACGCAATTCAGCGCGAATACTTTCACGAGCTTCAACCAACTTGGTTTCCCAAGCTTCATTGATAGCGATGCGGGTATCCTCGTTGATAATGCCTGCGTCTAACAATGGTTTGATGGCATCAAACATTTACCTTCTCCTATATTTTCAAGTCCTTGATCAAGCGAGTAACCTGCTCTTTCAAGTACTTTTGCACACGCTGGTCTTCACCAGCTTCGCCTGCAATTTCCAAAACACGATGACCGTGACGCATGTTCATGAGTCCTTCGTAAATAGCTTTTGGATACGCATTTGGTGCTGACGGTTGTGCGACCACGTCAACAGTAATGATTTCAAAATCACTAACCTGACCACTGCCTTCGTTTACGTTGCCTGAACCACGTGAACTCACGCCTAGCTTTACACCACTTTCTAACATGGTTTTCACCAGGTTGCCCATTGGAGTTGGTAGGATTTTTAGCTTTCCATAACCAGCGTGTCCATCCATCCACATGTCTGTGATCATATGGCTTACGCGGTCAAGATTGATCTTTAGGTCGTCTGGATGATCAACTTCACCCAACACACTGTGACCTGTTTTGATTTGCTCGTTGATTTGGCTAACAGCTTTCTGAATCTCTGATATGGGATACACACGTTGGTTGGCGTTTTTAACACCGCCCTCAATGCATATCCCTTTCAGATAAAGATTTTTACCTTTGCCGTCTGATGCTTCCTCGGTTAACACTTCTAACCGGGCTGCATCAAACGTAAGGTTTTCTCTCAGGTACAAAGCCATATTTTGCGCCTATTATTTCTTACCAGATTCAATACTGGTCTTGTTTACACCACCTTCTTCGCCTTTGCTGGCGCTTTGCTTGTTGGTGTAGCCTTTGGTCTTGCTGTTCACACGATTTTCTACATCGCCAATCAGATCAGGACCTTTCTTTACAAATCCACCCACTTTGCCTTTAGGGCTAGTGCCGTCGGGTGCTTGCTCGCTGCCACCTTTTACGATGTTAGCTGCGGTACCGCCCATGTCGTTTTTTCCAGCAACAATGTGGTTCTTGTTAACACTAACGCTACCACCTTTGCCTACTTCATGACCTTCTGCGCCACCTTTTTTCTCAGCACCGTGACCATCGCTGACTTTTTCAACATATTCGCGAATTTGATCAGCTGCTGACATGTTGCGACGTGATTCAGACATGTCTTCCTCGTCTTCTTCCTCGTCGTCTTCTTCTTTATCTTCTTCTTCCATCATGCTGTTCATCTGCATGTCTTCATCGTCGTCGCCCATGTCCATGGAGTCCATGTCATCGCCGTTTTCATCTGACATCATTGCATCAAACTCAGCTTTGAGTTCATCTAGAGCAGCTTCAAGATCCATTACACGATCTTCAAGTTCGCCCTCGCCGCCCATGTCGTCGCCGCCCATGTCTGGCATGTCGTCCATGCCCATGTCATCGTCTCCACCCATGTCGTCGCCGCCCATGTCGTCCATGTCGTCGTCTTCGGCTTCCTGCATGCCTTCTTCATCAGCAGACACTTCGTCTACCATGTCTTCTACAGCATTACCGCCCATGCCTTCTTCATACTGCTCTTCGTCCATAAGGCTTTCGTAAATGCCGCGGCTTTTTTCTACTACGATATCGTGAAACAGAGCACGAGCCTTGTCCTGCTCATCATTAACGATATACTCAATTAACTTTTCATACTTGTTCATAGGAACTCCTCATAATATGGCTTGTAAGATTATTTACATAATCTACTAATATTTGGTGTAATATCGGTGTTTTTTGAAGGTTTTTGACAGATAATTATATACCGCCAGGTGCAGCAGGTGCTTCTGCTGATGGGGCTTTATACTGTTTTTTGACTTTTTTGAGCTTTTCTTCATGCTCTACCTTGCGCACATCATTCATCATGCGCATGCGATTGATCTGTTCAAGACTCAATCTAGTCTTGCGCAGGTCCTTGAGTTTCATTACAGAATTGTCTTGTTTTTCTGTATAACGCCCAGAAGAATCAGGATCAAATAGCTCAAATATATTCATAGTAGTGTATTTAACCCAAAAGTTTAAATTGCTGGTGCTGCTGCTGGGGCACCAGGTGCGCCCCCCATGGGACTGGCTGCTCCTGGCTCAGCCATGGCGCCAGCTCCTGCTTCAGCTCCTGCATCTTCTGCAGGAGGTGCAAGTGCATCCATGTCGCCCTGTATGCTGCCTGGACTAACACCCACACTGCGCAAGCCAGCCGGATCTGCAGGCGCTGCATCCACATCGCCTTGTTCTTCTGCCCACATGCGTTCGTTTTCTGCCATTTCAGCTTCACTTAGACCCAAGAAACGTGTCATCAAGAAACGCTTGCTCATGTAAGGATACTGTTCTAGCTGTGTGAATGTGTTGATACGTGCAATGTCCACTTCAGCTTGACGATACTGTGCAAAGTTCTGCGGAGGATAAAATACCAGACTAAACAGTTGATTGTCTATGTTTACGCCGCGCCAGCGCATGAACAGTTTGAACTCTTTGTCTAAATAGTCACTGATACTGCTTTGCAATCGCATGCAGTACTGATTAAAACGCCATTCTTGTATGAGAGCTGTGCCTACTTTGCCATCAGTGAATGCACCTGATGCCCCGTCATCTAGACCTGTGGGCAAGTAACTGCTGGGTATACGCAGTCCGCGGAACAGTTTATTAGTAAAAAAATGCAGGTCAGTGATTTCACCAAGATTGGTTCCGCCTTGCAGAGTGGTCACTTCACTGCCCCTACCATCTGCTGTGACAGGGAAAAAATAGTCTTCGTTTTGACTCAGTGGATTGTACGTGGCATCCATCATGCTGGCGCCACCACCGGTGCTGGTTGGAATACGACGTTGATGCACTTCGTTCTTGATGCGCTCCACAAACGCCATGGCCATGTGGCTGGGCATATTGCCCACGTCAATCTTGAAGATACGACGCTCTGGTGCTCGCTGCACACGATAGATGATAATACTGTCTTCCAGCAGTTCTTTCTGCTTGAACACCTTGAATACATTTTCCAACACTGAATTGCCAAAAGGCCAGTACACATCCAGGCCTTCTGTGAGGCTGAGATGTACCACATGCTCTGCATTAATAGCGTATTCGTTCTGAGCACGACTGAATCTACTGCCTCCGCTGAAAGGAGCGTTAGGTTGTATGTAGGCACCTGACGGCCCGCCTACCTGTGGATGATTTATATAGGTGTCTGTGGCAGCAACCTGTGTAACTGAAAGATTTTGAAAGTTTACATTTAGATCTTTTAAAATGTACTGTTCAGGTTCCTTGCCTTCGCTTTCGTTTACGATAATCTTGGTAACCTTGCTCATTTCAACCCAAAACAGTTTGAATGTTTCTGGGTCGCGAATAAACACCTGATCACCGTACTTGATTGTGTTGCGAAAGATTTTAAAAATTCTTTTGTTAAGTTCGTTTAGATTCACCCACTGCTGCAACTGTTCTTTGATAATTTTAATTTCGTTATCGGTAGGACTTTCTTTAAAGTGTAAATCAAAAGGCAAATTGCTGTCTTCATCAATTTGAGTGCTGAACTCTGAAATGATATCCAGTGCTGCATTCACTTCTGAATCCATGTCCATTTGTTCATACTGATTATAACGCTCAATACGATTTGGGTGTCCAATATACACTTCAGGAAGATTGCTCTGCCAGTTGCGATATCCAGGCTCGGCTAGACGTCCAGAAATTGGACTGATATTCTGCGGAAGATTTACGCCTTTAAAGTATTTGCGCCAGGTCATGTGAATGCTTTCTATATTGTGTATTTACTTAAGAAGTGTTTCGCGCTGTCTTTTTACCATAGCCAGCAGTGGCTTCTGTGGCGCTCACAATAGAATCTAATTTTTGAATCATGATCTTGTTTAGATTTTCAAGATTCTTTTGGCTGGCAATCAGTAGATCGTTTGTGTACTTGGTGTTGCCGGCCACTGTTTCCATGGCATTGGCTTTTTCTGCTGCGGTTAATGCAGACTTCTGAGGCATGCTACCTAGTGTTACTCTAGTTGGCTGAGCCGAGCCCGGTTGTGTGGTAGGAGTTCCTTGCACAGGGGCTGCACTTGCAGGTTTAGGCGTTGTTTTATCTGCTGGTTTAGCTGGTTTAGACTTAACCAGCTTGGCCACTTCTGTTCTATATACAGCAGGAACATTTTCTAAACCATACTTGCCTGCATTTACGCCATCAGCCCAACTCTGTATGTTTTTCTTGTCTGCGTCATTAAACACAGGTGCACTGGTGGTTGCGGTAGCAGGTGTGCCCGCAGGTGCAGGGCTGGTGGGTACCACTCTTGTGGCAGGCTGTGAATCTCCTATGCCCAGTTTTTCTTTTATAAAATTCTTAGCGTCTTTCCATTTGTCGCCTATGCTGTCCATTAGTCCGCTGGTAAATGATCCTACGGTTTTGAATGTGGTTTCTAGATTGGCATACAGTTTAGGAAATTCTGCCTTGAACTTGGCCTGCGTGTCACCTATGAGATTCTTAGCCAATCGTCCTGCTTCATCAAAACTCTTCGGAAACTTGGCCACTGCTTCTGCCAGTTTTGGATGTGCTGCTAGAAACTCGTCTGTGCTCTTTTTGGCCCATTTACCAACTTCGTTCCATTTACCAGAAATGTATGAGCTGGATGCCGACCAGGCCTTGCTGATATCCTTGCTTAAACTGGCACTCCATGCACCTAAACTCTGAGTCATTTGTCCCCAGCTTTCCTGTACTTTTAGATTGATGTTTTGAAATCCTTGCGCCAACATCTTTTCGTCAAGCAATCCAAATGTCAGTCCCGAAGTCACACCTGCCAGAGTTGATGAAACCTTTTGCCCTGTGGTAGCTTCCTCGCCTTCTTTGAGATCAAAATTTGCAGCAGTGTTCTGGTACCCTTGGAACCCTGAGTAGGCCGCTGCGCCTAGTGCAGCCACAGGACCTAGAAACTTGGCTCCTTTGGCCAGCATGTTGCCCACCGTACCCAGCTTGCTCATGGCTTCGGTACCAAACTTGCCCATACCGTCTGTGATCTTTTGCAGCTTGGTAGGTGAGTTTTTCCTGTTCATTTCCTCTAGATATCTGTCATTTGCAGACAGTTCTTTCTTAGGAAAGAACTTTTCTCTCATGTTCTGGAACATGCCTTTTTTATCTTGTCCGGGCATGTCAGCCGGAGTCTTTTTAAATTTGGCCAGTATGGTACTCATCTTACCAGGAAACATCTGCAGGGCTAGACTGACCGCAGTAAGAGCTACTGTGATTAATGGCAAATA